AAAATCGAACGAAAGTTCATTGATACTCTGCCCATAGATGACTATGAAATTTTAACTGATACTGGTTGGGAAGATCTAACTCATATTAATGTAACGATTCCCTATGACGAATATGAAGTAAGATTGAATGATGGTAAATCCATGATATGTGCCGACACTCATATATTTTTTGATAAAGACTTATCAGAAGTATTTGCAAAAGATTGTTCTGATATTAAAATTCAGACTATAGATGGTCCCATATTAGTAAATTCTATTATCAAGAATGGAAAGCAATCTAATATGTTTGATTTATCTGTTAATTCGGATAATCACCGTTATTATACAAATGATATTCTTAGTCATAATAGTGCCACCTCTGTTGCATGGTTATTCTGGTATATTATTTTTAATGCAGATAAACAGGTAGGTATTCTGGCAAATAAAGGGGCAATCTCTCGTGAAATGTTATCTCGTCTAACAATGATGCTAGAAAATCTTCCATTTTGGTTACAACCAGGATGTAAAGTTCTCAATAAAGGTTCTATCAAATTTTCCCATAACTCTGAAATACTTGCAGCTGCGACCTCATCATCAAGTATTCGTGGAAAAAGTTTAAATTGCGTTACAGGAGATACTAAAATATGTATATCAAATGATAATAGTATTTCATATACAACTATAGAAAAATTGTACACAAATTTTTCTTATGGTATGAAGGTAAAGACAAAAGATGGTTTTAAGGGGTTTGCTGGTGTATTAGATCAAGGATTTTCAGAAAAGATGCTTTCTCTTTATCTTAGTAATGGAGAAATATTAAATTGTACACATGATCATAAAGTCTTACTAAATGATGGCATTTCTTTTGTAGAAAGTATCTGTTTGAAAGTTAATGATATTTTATATCCAAACATTGAGATACTTGATATTTTTGATCATAAACCAGAAAAAGTATATGATCTTCTAAATGTAAAAGATACTTATTCTTATTTTACAAATGGTATTATTAGTCATAATTGTATTTTACTTGACGAGTTTGCCCATGTATTTAAAGCAGATGAATTTTATTCTGCTACATATCCGGTTATTACTTCAGGTACTGATGTAAAGGTTATTATTGCATCTACTCCGAACGGGGTTGGTAATATGTTCTATAAAATTTGGGAAGGCGCTATTCAAGGAACTAATAATTTTAAACCATTTCGAGTTACTTGGCAAGAAGTTCCTGGGCACGATGAAGAATGGAAAAGACAGACTATTGCTAACACATCTATTGTAAAATTTTCTCAGGAATTTGATTGCGAATTTATCGGTTCTGCACAAACACTTATTTCTTCATCGACCCTTCTAGGATTGACTTCCCGTGAATCTATAAAACAACAGTATGGTATTAAGCATTATATTGAACCTATTGAAGATCATGCTTATATTATGACTGTGGATGTTTCAAAGGGGCGAGGTCAGGATTATTCTACATTCTCTGTTTTTGATATTACTCAAGAGCCTTTTAAGCAAGTATGCACATTCAGGGATAATCTAATATCACCTCTTATATTTCCAGAGTTAATCGTAAGAGCTGCAAAAATCTATAATGAAGCAGTTGTTGTTATTGAAAATAATGATGCTGGTCAAGTTGTATGTAATGCTGTATATCATGATTATGAATATGACAATACATTTGTGCAATCTTCAGTCAAAGCTTCTGGTATTGGCGTAACAATGACTAAACGAGTTAAACGAATTGGATGTTCTAATTTAAAGGATCTTCTTGAACAAGGAAAGTTGGAAGTTTATGATGCAGATACAATTATCGAATTAACATCATTTGAACCTAAGGGTGATAGTTATTCAGCTTCTGGATCTAATCATGATGATATGGTAATGAATCTTGTATTGTTTGCATGGTTCGTTTCAACTGATGCATTTGGTAATATTTCAACAATTGATTTAAAGAGTCTATTGTATGCAGAAAAGATTAGAGAGATGGAAGGGAATGAATTACCATTTGCTATAATGACATCAAATCATGATGGATATTCATCACTATCCATGGAATATTATGAAAAGGCAAAAGCAGATATGACAGAATGGGGACAGTTATGAAGAATGTTCAGAAAAATGCCTCAAAATATAAATAGAAATGAGTGAATTACATTTCCTTATTATGATATCTTATTAATATAACAACTGAAAACAACAAATATGCCTACCCTACTATCAGCAGGAATCTCGGTCACTGAATCTGATCTGATTGCCTATGTGCCTCCCGTTTCATCTTCAATTGCGGCCTATGTTGGTCACTTCAATTGGGGGCCAGTCGATGAACTTGTAAATGTAAGTTCAGAAAAAGAACTCGCTACAATCTTTGGTGCGCCAAATATTAATGCTGGTTCTCAACTAGAATTTATTCCATCTTATCTAACCGCCGCCGCATTTTTCCAATATGGCAACTCCATGAGAGTTATGCGAGCTGCATCGCCGGACGCAACAAATTCTGTTGGTCATTCATCTATCTATGGATATGGATATGGCTATGAAGATACTTTGAGTACTGGACCAAATATCAAAAACAAAGAAGAATTTGATCTTCTTGATTTTGCTGTGGCAGAAGAAGGTATACGCAAAAACGAATTACTTTTTGCTCGTTATCCTGGTCTTTTAGGTAATAGTTTGGAAGTTCAATTTTATCATGCTGATAATGCTAGTGCATCTTTCACAGCGGCCGAAGTTTCGGCTTTATCACTTGGGGTATCATCTCAATGTAAAAGACTTTTTGGGAAATATCCAGAAAGTACGAAATTCACTGTTGATAATCAACCTGACAACAAGCATGATGAAATTTATGTAGCAATTTTTGATAGCGATGGTTATATTTCAGGAACACCAGGAGCAGTGCTCGAATTATATCAAGGGCTATCTTTAAAAGACGGTAATAAAACATCAACCGGTTCTAATAATTATTATGTAGATGTTATTAACACTAGTTCTTCCTTCATTTATATTAATGCATCTGCGGTACAAATACTAGCTACGGAAGATGTTGACGGATTTTTTGACTTGACATACACACTTCCTAATTTCATATTTACTGGTGGAACACATGGTATTGATGGCACTGGTGTTGTATCTAATAATTGGAATCCTGGTAATGTTGAAGTATCTCTTGGTCAAGATTTTCTATTAGATACAGAAAACACTATCATTGATCTTCTATGTGCAGAATCTTTTGAATCTGATATGAATCTTGAGAGCACGGTTAAAAACAAATTGTTGGCTATAGCCACAAAACGAATGGACCTCATAACATTTATTTCTGCTCCTCTTGATTTATACAGACAACCATCAAATAAGGCTCAATATATTATTAATGGTAGAGATCACTTATCCAATGCTAGTACAAGTTTTGCCTTCTATGATAATACTCCTGTGTATGTCTATAACAAATATACAGATAAGTATTATTGGATTCCCGCATGTACTCATATGGCTGGACTTTGTGCATATACAGATGCAATTACAGATCCTTGGTTCTCTCCAGCGGGTCTAAATCGTGGGCAACTTCGAGGTGTTACCAAGCTTGCATATAATGCCAATCAACAGGATCGCGATGACCTATACAATAACAATATCAATGCCATCATAAGCCTTCCTGGAACTGGTATTGTTCTATATGGTGATAAGACTGGTCTTTCTCGTCCATCATCATTTGACCGCATTAATGTTCGTCGTCTATTCATAATGATCGAAAAAGCTTGCAAAAAAGCAAGTAAGTATCAATTGTTTGAATTGAATGATGAATTTACTCAACGTGCATTCCGCAATACAATTGATCCATACCTACGAGATATTAAGTCTCGTCGCGGTATTATTGATTATGCGATTGTTTGTGATGCCACTAACAATACACCTGCTGTTGTTACAACTAATAGATTTGTTGCTGATATCTATATCAAACCAGCATTCTCTATTAACTATATTCAACTCAACTTTATTGCTACTCGTGATACGGTTACATTCACCCAAATTTCGGGCTAATATATAAAAATTAATAACAATAACATATAAATAATAATATGAGTTTAGGAATATCAGAGTTTAAGGGTCAGTTTTCAGGGGGAGGTGCCCGTCCCAATCTATTCAAAGTTCAAATGGATTTTCCAGGAATTGTGGGTGATGGTGGCTTATCATACAAGGCTGGCTTTTTAATTAAAGCAGCAAGTCTACCAGCTAGTGTACTCGGAGAAATACCAATTGGATATCGTGGTCGTAAATTAAAAATTGCAGGAGATCGTACATTTGCGAATTGGACAGTAACGGTACTTAATGATACTTCAATGGATCTAAGAAATCAATTTGAATTATGGTTAGAGATGGTTAATTCAAATGAAAGTAATACATCAGCTATTAGCAATATATCAGGTACTGAGGGATATTATGCAAATCCTACTGTAATACAACTAGATCGCCAGGAAAACGAAGTTAAAACATATCAATTTGTTGATGCGTTTCCTGTTAATATTCAAGATATTGCTCTAGACTTTGATACAAATGATGCTGTAGAAGAATTTACAGTAGAATTTGCCTATCAATATTGGACATCATTTGCTGGCACAATGTCTTAACATCAAGACAAAATTATGATTCAAACTCGCTATTCCTAAAATATAAGGAATAGCGAGTCATATATATAATAACATGAAGCTATTCGGATTTGACATAAGTAGAACAATTGAGAAGAATGCCATCACATCAGGAGGCATTGAACTCGATAACACAATTCAATCCTTTGCTATACCATCTCAAAATGATGGTACTATGTTATTACCATCTGCATCTGCTGCGGGTTATTATGGACAAATTCTGGATATTGATGGTACATCATTTGTCAATGAAAAGGATCTAATTCTAAAATATCGTGCGGCTGCGGGGCAACCTGAATGTGAT